AGTAGAAATGTCAAGAATGTTACAGGTGAATGATACTACATGAACATATGTTTTAAATTGTATTTCCGAGGAACATATTACAAATTTACAGACAAAAATTCAAAAATCATATAAAGGTAAATCTACTACAGAAATTGTTAAAGATGTTTATTCTACTTATATTGCGAAGGATGGTAGAGGGTCAAAAAAACCATTATATTTACCCGTAAAGGGATCGGCAGATGATTCTCCTACCCCATTACATATTATTATTCCTAACTGGAGTCCATTTAAAGCTATAAATTTTTGTTCAGCAAGAAGTGGTCCTCCAGATAGGGGAATTGGTACTTTTGTATTTTATGAAACGGTACATGGGTTTTATTTTCGTTCTATTGAAAGTATGTTAAATCCTTCGTCAACTACAGTTCCATCACAGTTTAAACGACCAGATGATGTAAATGAGACACCGAATCCACATTCTGATGAAATATCAGAATTACAAGTAAAAGAACTTTCTAAATCAAAACCTAGTGAACAAGAAATTCCGGCGGCTAAATATGTGTGGGTTCCGGAAGATGTTGATGTGGCTGCCGCTGCCGCGGGAGATAGAATGTCTGCTATGCAAGTAAGTGTGAATTCATTTTCTATTGATCATACATTTAATATTTTAGAAAACCTTTCATTAGGAATGTATTCAAGCCAATTAATTACTCATGACCTTATACGAATGAAAATAGGATTTAAATCATTTGGATATGATACAGCATTTGAATATGATAATATACAAACTGGTAGAAATAGTTTTTTAAATGTTAAAGAATCTGGTGAGGGTGGGCGTAAAGCACATAAATTAAGTAGTGGAAAATTAGATGCTTTGGGTTCTCCAGAATCGGTTGTTAAATTTATGCCAACGAACATGAATCATACAAAACCATTTTATAGACATATAGTACGTAGAAATGCAGATAAAAAACAAACAGTTTATAGAAATAATGTAGAAGAATGGTTACAACCACGATTATCACAGCTCCAACAATTACAAAATGTTATATTAAGGTTAGAAGTTCCTGGTGACCCGAATAGAAGAGTTGGAGAAATAATCGAATTTGAAATTCCAGATCCGTTTGACCCCGAAACAGATCATAGATATTACACGGGTAATTATTTAGTTTCAAGAATACAACATAGAATAACGCCCTTTAGTTATTCAACCACAATGAGAATAGTAAAAGATTCGTTATATGAGCCACTTGTTCCAGAATGGCCGGTAACAACTTTAAGTAAATTAACTGATTTGTCTAGTCGATCTCAAGAACATGTGGGGCATGGCACTATGGAGGGTAAAGATTCTGAAGAAGCGTTAGCAATTTCTGGAAGAATTAAAGGACAATCTGGTAGATAGGAGAATTTCAAATGTTAGATTTTTTAAAATATAAAGCGATTAAAGATTTTCAAGAAGAAAAATATCTTGAAGAAAAACTTATAGTATATCAGGGTGGCAAGAAATATGGGCAGGTCGTTTTTCTTGCTGGTGGGGCTGGTTCTGGTAAAGGTTATGCAATTAAAAACTTTATGGAAGGTGAAAAATTTAAAATCCGTGATATTGATAAATGGAAACAGGCTTTTATAACAATAGCTCAACAAAAGGACAAATATCCAGAATTAAAAAATTTAAGCCTAAGAAACCCTAGAGATGTTCTTACATTACACACATTTGTGAAAAAATTAGGTATAAAAGCTAAAACTCTTTCTGCTCTTCTTAGAAACGTGCGACCAACAATACTACCTAATATTATGTTTGATATTACAGGAAGTGAACATGATGATTATGCAAATGTTATTCCTTCTCTATTAGATGCTGGTTATGAACCTAGAAATATTCATGTTACTTGGATACTCACTGATTATGCTATAGCAGTAAAGAATAATAAATCACGTGATCGTGTTGTTGCGGATGAAATATTATTAGGAACTCATGAAGGCGCAGCAAATACAATGTTTGACTTGATTACAGGAGTTTTACCTAAAACTATAGATGGACAAATTAATATTATTTTTAATAATCCCAGCCAAACAATTCCCTTTGTAGACAAAGAAACTGGTGAGCCAATTAAGCCTGTACAAAGAGATAGTGACGGTAATGTTGAAGTTGATAGTGATGGTATACCACTTAGACATAAAGTTGTGATTCAAGATTTTAATTATTTAAGATTAAAAAGAGAGGGTCGGCCGATGATTCCACATGAAGATGCTATGGAAATGGTATTATCATGGATAAAAACTAGTGCTCCAAAAGTCATAAGTTTAAATCATATATTTGGGGACACGCGAGGTAGAATAATAGCCGATAAACCACACCGTTCAAAGGAAGATTTAGAAAATATAGGGGTGGGGCGTAGAATGAAAGAAAAACTTCTTAACCAGAAAAAATAGCATGAATGAAATACAAGATAGATATATTATTGAACCAGGAGCTATTACATCCTGGGAACTTTTAAAATTTGAACAGTTAGATGAAAATATTTACATACGTCTTGAAAGAGATGATCCATATTATTATGCTGTATTCTTGAACGAAAATGGTGTGCCATTTCTTTCTGAAGCATGTATTTCAAATTGTCAAATTTGGTTGGATGAATTGAGAGCTGATGAAGAATTTATTAATTATTTAAATAGAAAAAGAGTAGAATAATGCCAGCAATATCTCCAGAAGTGTTAGACAAATTTTCTCGCCGCTATTGGATGGGTAAAGATGGGTTTATTTGGTGGCATGGTGTAGTTGAAGACCGTTTTGATCCTCTCTATCTCGGAAGATGTAGAGTTAGAATTGTGGGTTGGCATACTGAAGATAAAGATTTGATGCCCACAGATACACTTCCTTGGGCGGTTCCTTTAATGCCCATTACTTCTGCTAGTCAGACAGGAGTGGGAATATCACCTACAGGACCAGTAGAAGGTTCTTGGGTAATGGGATTTTTTAGAGATGGTGAAGATGCACAAGATGCAGTTATGTTGGGAACTTTTCATGGAATTCCTGAAGGAAGTTCATTTGAAGGAATTAGAGAATCATCTAGGGATATGGGATTTCATGATCCTCGTGATTATGCAGAATTAGATAATGCTCCTGACCACCCTGCAGCTGTAGATTATGGTAACCGTGATGGTAAGGGTGTTAAAATTTGGGAAAAGGGTGATATAATACCTCGCAACCCACATTTAGACAGATCAGAAGTAGCTTTTACAAGAACTCAAAACTATCCCAAAAGTACAAATCAATTAGCTGGTGCTCCTAGCCCAACTACTCCACTTCTTGCTCGACCTGGTGATTTTTCAGGTTCTGCCAGGTTGAAAATTACGGGAGCCACTAGAGAAGATGGTGGTACAATAGTAAAAGAAAAACAAAAAGATTCCCAAAGGATTGGTACTGTTACTTCTGCTTCGGCAAAAAGCAATTTTGAATTCCTAACGTCACCTTATGGGGCACAATATCCTTATAACCATGTACACGAATCTGAAAGCGGTCATATTATTGAAGTTGATGACACTCCGGGTTCTGAAAGATTACATTGGTTTCATCGTTCTGGCACATATACTGAAATACATCCCGATGGAGCAAAATATGATAAGATTTCCGCAAATTATTACTCCAATGTCATGGCTAATAGTTATTCGTTTGTGGAAGGAACAAAAGTAGAAACAATTCAATATGGATATGATCTTCTTGTAAATTCGTCAGGTACTACAGGTAAATACCTCCAAATTATCATGTAAGAGTGGGGCGAACTGGTGATTTAAATATGGAAACTGAAGAAGGTAAAATAATATTATCAACCTTACCTAAGGTTGAAGCAGAAGGACCACCCGCCGCAACTCCAGAACAAGGTACTTTTTTTGAAATGGGTAGAGATTATGCTAAATTGAGTGTGGCTTCCGGAACATCTTCAGATAAAATTCATTTAAAGGCAAATGAAATAATTTTAGAAACATCACAGATGACACGGTTACATGGTGGTGATGCTGGTACAGCAGAAAGGATAACTTCTGGATCATATTCATTGACTTCTAAGGCGATTAAATTAAATTCTTCTATGTCAATGGGCATAACGGCAACTGGCTCATTGACAATGAAAGCTAATCAATTGAATTTGGTAATTAGCAATGATACTCCACCGGGACCTAAGGGGTTGAATATAGAAGTTGGTACTGTTGGTTTGGGGATGACACCAACCGCAGCTGAAATTTCAAATTGTTTTGGACCTCTTTCTTTGGCTTCAGGAAAGGTTCCCGGTACGCCCGCGGCTACGGGTTTGGCTCAATTTTCAATGACACCAGCAGGTTCTATATTAGCAATAAGTACGCTCTCTACAAATTTTCAATCAGCTGTGAATTGGAGCGCAACAGCAATTAATGAGGCAAAATTACAAGGATTAGTCCAAGCAGAATTTTCTACGGCTTTAGGTAAACATACTATTAATCCAGCGGGGATACATTCTATTAAAAGTGCGGGTGGAAGTTTAGCCAAATTGTTAGAAGATTTAATTACAGCATTACAAGAACACACTCATCCTACAGGTACGGGTCCTAGTGGACCTCCCATAAACTTACCAAAATTTACTAAAAGTGCAGTAGATTTAAAATTATTATTGGAGTAATATGTCTGAAAATAAAATATATGGATTTGAGGAAACACCACGTTTAACAGATGTAAGGCAAAAAGAGCAATTAGAAAAAATTTTAGAATTCAATTCTCTTTTTTTAGAATATCTTGAAAAACAAAAAAATGATGCTTTAGAATTAAGAAAGACAAGAGAAAAATAAAATGCCAACAGATAAATTTGGAAATTTAATAACTGACGCCGAATCCATAAAACAACGGGCGAGGGATTCTGACGTGCTCGGTACTAAAGCTCATGATCAAACGACCTCCTATGAATCCCTGAAGGGAAGGGCTGAACAAGCTATTAAGGAAAGATCGATTACCGCGGCGGTTACAGATGAATTTGGAAATCGATATTTTAGAAATGTTGCCGTGGTTGGTAATATGTCACCATTTGCTGAAATTGCTAAAGGGGCTAAAAATTTAGGTTCACAGATTGATAATGGTGTACAATTATTTGTATTAAATTTAAAATTTGCGAAAGCCCAGTTAATATTTGCGAAAGGTTTAGTAGACCCTCTGGTTTTACTTTTATCTGCTGCAGCAGACGCTTTAATTGATGCTTTGGAAGATTTGTTAGGTGTTGGCTTTTACCATATTTACATATGGCCATGGGAACATGGTGAAAAGACAGATCCTTTTGATTTTAATTTAGATCAGGCATTTTGGTATTTATATATGATCTCTCAAGGCGCTCCTATAGGTCTTGATGAAAGAGAATTTTTGGATAAAGGAGATACAGCATTTGATACGGAAAAAGGAGCTTTTTTTACTGCTGATCGTGACAATGTAAAAAATCCCTATTTTATGAAAGTTCTTGATGATTTTAATTTTTCTTCTTATCCTAAATTAGAAGAAAAAATGGCAGAATATACTATTAATTTTTATAAGAAAACGCCTTATTCAGTCATGGGAGAGGACGCAAGGGCATATTATAATAAGTCAGTCCAGGAAGCCGGAGGAGAGATAGAGCTTTTTAAAAGTGCAGAAAGAAAAGCTAAACTAGAGCAATGGGCAGGAAATGCGGGCAATACTATCTCAGAGGGGTTCGGTGCAGACCCAGCATCATTTAGTCTGGAAAATTTTATGTATATAATGGCAAGAGACCCAGCTGTTATAATAGAAAAACATATACCAGCTCAATGGGGATTAAAAAAATCAGCAACAGAAGAAGATGAGGAAAATGTAAAAGAAGCATCTCTTATGTCTATGGATGGTAAAATGTCTAGCCTTTTACGATCATTAGATAAGGCTGTTATTCCGGGACTTCCAAGGTTGTCACCTAGTCAAATTTTAAATAAATTAGCCGCTTCAATTGATGATACTGCAGATCCAAATCGCCCCGTTGGAACTGGTAAATTTAGTGCAGTTGTGTTTTTATTAGCTCTTCCCAATCCTTCTACATTCAATGAAACATTAGAATCAATATATAGCTTTTTTGGAGGTGGTTTAATTGGGGGTAAAATAAAAAAGGGGATTGATTATTTTAACAGTAATTCAGATGTGGGAAAAACATTAAAAATAAAATTACATGGTGCTGCAGAAGAAGATGGTGGAATTCAATGGTTGGGGGTAGGTAAACCAAAGGAGGACAAAGATCGAGATTTTATATCATTAAGAGTGCCAGATTTTGTTAAAAAGAAAACAGATCGGTGGGTGAACAAGAAAAACAAATGGCAGAAATTGCACTGGTCGGGAGCGGCAAGAGTGTCATCACAGCTCCTGCACGGCGCTGACTTAACCGAGAGGCGTCCTGAGCCACATCTTGTTTTCCCATTTTTAACCACAAAACGAGATCCAGAATCTTGGTTTGGGCGTTATACAGGAGATAAAGTATGTCAAGGTGATTTTATACCTTGGTTTGAAGCCGATGTCGTATCACATAGTTTATATAAAAATGAAAGTGTTTATCAGGCAGCATTAAATTTAGAGGAGAAGGGAAAATTCACCGATGCACAAGATTTAGGAGAGAAATGGGGTGATTACGATTCTGTAGAAAAATATAAAAAGTTTCTAGCAGCCGGAGGACAAAATATTTTAACCGTTACAAATATGTCTGGTAATTTGAAATTGGGAGTTAAGACTGCAATTAGAGCAACTAATCCGTATAATGACCTAGGTAGTACTGACCTTGACCTCTTGTCAGATCGGCAGGTAAAATATTTTACTGATAGAAGCGAATTTGACGCCCTCGGTGGTGAGTTCGGTGATGCTGAATCCCAAGCGACGTATGGGCAGGGAAAAATTACCATGAAAGAATTTGAACTTAAAGTATATGAACAAGCATGGTTTGTCAATGATATGACAGAAGTGGCAAATGGAAAACCAGTCATTGGAGGGAGTCCTCCTAATTGGTCAGATAGAATTTTAGTTCAGACAATATTTCCTCCTTATGGAGAAGCAATACAGAGATGTATAGAATTTGTACAACAAGCGAAGGGATTACTTGAAAATCCATTTCAATTTATTGATGATATGATTAAATATCTTGAAGATATGATTAAAGAAGTAACAAAATTAAATAATCAAATTCAACGAATATTAAAACTTATCGCGGATGGTTTGCCCGCTGTAGGATTATATCAATTAGTATTATTAAACGAAGAAGGTGGAGCTGAGGGATTTCAGAAAATTATACGAAGTGCCAAATTTTTTGATCATACGGGCGCGCCTTTTAATGGTACTGGTGATCCTTCAGGGTTAGATGGTTTGGAATATTCAATGGCTATTTGTTTTTATGGGCAAGGTCCCGATAGTGGTTATGTAGAAGAATTTTCAAAAATGTTGGGGCTCGCTCGTTCTCAAGCTTCAGTAATTCAAAAAGCGGCCGCTAAAGCATTACAACCAGGGGTTGCCTTAAATTTAGAACAGCCTGAAATAATAAAAACTTTGATAGGAAATTTGTCGGGTGTTGATGATAGCGGAGGCAAAACTAGAACAGACAGAGAATATTGGGGTGGATGGAGCCAAATATTGGCTAGTGGTGGAGACATTGATGGAGGAGCAGACATTGATCCAAATTCAATAATATTTATGGAATTTAGTGAACCAATGGATGAAGAGTCAATACAAAAAGCAGTTTCAGTATATAGACCACCAATACGAAGTACGGATAATATAATTGATGTTCCAGGAAAGTTGTTTATTGCCCCTAATGACAATGAAAGAATGTTTCTCTGGGTTCCTACAGTGGAATTTGAAGAAGAACTGTATTCAATTTTCAAATTTGATCCTAATGATGTTCCGCTATTATCAAGCGAGATTGCAAAAGCAAAAGGTAAAGATATCAATGGAGATGATGTGGCTTATAATGTTCCAGTAGAAAATGTTTCATTTACAGCTGCAAATCCTACTGTAATTACGAGATCATCTCATGGGCTTTCTACTAGTGATTTAATAACTATAACTGAGTCACCAGAAGCATCGGCTTTGTTTAGTGATACGGGATATTCAATCACAAAAATAGATGATGATTCTTTTTCTGTTCTGGTTGATGCATCGAGTGAAGATGCGAATGTACTTGTACTTTCTTATACTTTTAGTTCTACATATGCAGCACAGGGTTTATCAACGCCTGATGAAAAAGTAGGAGAAAGTCCAGATAATAATTATAAGGGATTAAGTCAATCTGTTCATTCTATTGCTGATGTATTAAACGAACCCAATTTCAAATCTGTTCATGATATGTTAAGTTCTGTTGACAGAAAAGAGACCTCAACTCATTTTTTTAGAGTTGGAGATTTTGGTGATGGAGATATCAAAACAAAATTAAGACCACCAAAATATGATGACGATTCAGGTGTACTGATTGAAGAGGGTGATACAATAGCTGTAAGAAATCCAAAAAGTAATGATCTTACAACTGGTGTAACTATAACAGAATATGGAGAAAAAGAAGATGGAACTCAATCCGACGCCGGTGCAGTATATGGTACAGCTACAGTTACAGAAATTATAGTTATAGACAATAGTAAACAATATGTTTTTTTAGATGGTCCTATATCCGGATTTTCGGGAATTGGTCACATACTTTCAGATGGTACAACTACAGGAGCATGTGTGAGAATAACAAACCAAAATTATAGATTTAAAATTTCTACTGAGGCCTCGGATCAGAATGAAAATAGGTTAGGTGTACTTAATCAACTTGCACAACCCAATAACATTGAAAATGATTATGTAACTGAAACGGGGTTTACTATCCGATCATTAACAGGCAATTAAAATGGCACAAGAAGAACTAGCACCCAATCCATTTGTTCAATTGATTGTTCCTCGTGATAGGCGAATTAATGCACCTGTTGGTACTCATATATTTTTATATTTTACTCACAGTATGGACCCTGACACTATTACAGTCAATACACAAAATACGTCTCCTTTTGGAAGTGTTCAAGTTTCAAATGATAATTTTGTGACAACTGTGCAAATGCTAAGTGCTCCTAGGTTTACTAATAAACGTAAAGAATTTGAATTAGTACCTAAAGCAAATTTAGTTTCTGGCACGGAATATAAAGTAAAATTTACAAATAAAATCATGAGTGCTGATGGTCTTACTGTTAATCCTCAATATGGTATTACTGAAGTTACTGATGGTGTTTCAAATTCTACAACGTATGTTCAACCTACAGGATTTACTACGAATTATCCTTCGGTTGTAGACCTTATTCCCGATATTTTAGCGAATAATGTGACTGATGTTCTACTCGATTCAACCATATCAGTTATTTTTGATCGTAAAATGAATGTGGATACAATTACTACCAATAGAAGCAATTCTGATGTTTCGGGTACTATTCTCGTTTCACATAATTCACAATTTGATGTGGCGGGTTCTATAGTTCAAATGAAAGATCACCCAGCATCAAATGGTATTGATATTTCTGGCAGTACTGACAGATTTTTAAGTGAAGAAGGAACATATGCTAATTTTCGAATATTACTAGAAGATGGCACCACTACATCTGATAACGATTCTACAGTAGGTAGTTTTTTGTTAGAAACATCTGATTCTTCAGTTGATCCAGGTGACAATACTTCCTTTATATTGACTCCTATAGCCAATCTTGCGTCTAATACAACGTACTATATTAAAATTACAGACGGTATAGAGGCGTTTGATGGTGGTAATACAGTATCTAATAATTTTATTGCATATGGATTTACTACAGGAAATTCTCAGACATTGAATTTTCAGTCACCCCCCGCAAATACAAATGGAAATTTTGTAACATATACTCTTGGGGAACGTGTTATCGGGCAAAATAGTGGATCAAAAGGTAATGTTGTAACGATTCCAAGTAATACTGTTATTACAATAAATTCTATATCTGGCACATTTCAAAATGAGGAAGAAGTAAAAGGAGATATTAGTGGTGCTATAGCAACATTAAGACAAGCCCCATATGCAACATTTGCCCCAACTGTTGTGGGAACATCTTTAGAAGGGGCTGGTGATGTTTTACCCGGATCTAATATTTCGGTTTTATTCAGTCAATCGATGAATATTTCAACTGTAAATACATCAACAAGTGCTATAACTACTGCACATAGCATTCTTGTTTCACGGGCTAATGCATTTACTATGACATTTTCTACTGCTCCCGGAGGAGCATTTACTATACATGAAAAAATTACGGGCTCTGTTTCTGAAGCAACGGGAAGAGTAATAGATGAACCCTCTACAACAACATTGAGATATGAAGCTTTAACGGGTGTATTTGTTCCAGGAGAAACGGTTACTGGAGCGTCTAGTACACAAACTGGTGTTGTTGCTGATAGCGTTCTTGAGTCAGCTGATTTTGAAAGTAATTTGATAGTCGCGATGTCTTCAACCACACCCACTTCAGAATTAGGTAATTCCATTTTTACAATGGTGCCAGCGGCAGATTTAATAGAAAATGTTTTTTATAAAGTTAAAGTTAAAAATTCTGCTCAAGATATAGGGCAAGCCAATATAAAATCTGAATTTATTAGTGATGGATTTACTGTTCAGTCAAATACAACATTTCCCGAAATTGCACATATTCTTATTGGAAGTGATCAGTCGGGAACAAAAGTAGTAGCAAATGGCGCAACTGGTGTTCCATTAAATACTGGTACAGCTAAATTATCTGTATCATTTACGAAACCAATGAATGTACACACAATTTCTTGTGCGAATAGTACAGCGCCAAATGGTACTATTCAAGTTTCAATGGATGATTTTAATTCTCTTGTAGAGTTTGCAGATTCTAGCCCTGTTGCTAGTAATTCTAATCAGACATATACTTTAACACCAGCATCTAATTTGGCTTCAGCGAATACATATAAAGTTAGAGTAGGATCTGGTGTAACGGATAATACTTCTTCTGAAAATAATTTGGGAACTATAAACAATAATGTTTTGGCAAATACTACTTCTACCGGATTTGTTACGGAAACATCTACTCCTACAGTAATAACAATTGAAATGTATAATTCAAGTGATGCAAAGAAGGATATTAAAGCTGGTGCACAGACGGCAATCAAAATCGATTCAAATATTATTGTAACGTTTAGTCAAGAAATGAATGTAGAAACAATGAATGTAGTTTTTACACATGAAAGCCACGATCCGTCTGGTTCGATTTTACTTTCTTATGATGGTACGAATTATTCTAATTCTGAAGCTTTTGACATTTCTACTGGAGTTTCCGATTCAACAAATTTTTCTGTTGTAACATTAAAACCAAAAGAAAAGTTGGGTGGAAATACAAATGTATATGTTAGAATGACAACTGGAATAGAAGATAAAGGAGGTACGGCGATTGCTCAAACAAATGCTCACGCTTCTGGAGGTAGAACGGATACTACAGCTCCAACTGTTTCAAATGTGGCTGTTATGATAGAAGGAACTGCAGGTTTTACTCATTTACGTACAAACGGAACTAATTCAAATAAAACAGGCGTGGCAAATACTACAGCTATTATAGTTACTTTTGATCAGGCTATGAGCCCAGCAACATTGACAGCAAATACAGGGGGTACGGCAAATTCTTCTACTTCATTGTATTTGTCTACTGCTGCTGATTTTGGTAGTGTAGTACAAACATTTGCTACAGGCGCGGTTAATCGTTTACGTGTATCGGCAGATGGTAGACAAGTAACTTTGGTTCCTAGTGCGAATTTAGCGGCATCTACTACACATTATGTAGGAATTGGTGTGACAGCAAAAAGTTTAGGTCTTCAACCGGTTGCTAGTTTTGTGACAATCGGGCAATTTGACACTACATAATAAGGAGGTAATGTGCCATTAGTAGCAGGTTCTTTACAAGGGCAATTAAATGCAGCATTTAAAAAGGCTCAAATAACACAAACTCAAGACGCATTAAAAACTCAATGTGATGATGTTGCTCAAGCGATAACAACTTTTATTCAATCTGGTCTTGTGTCTACATCATATACATCTGGAGTCGGCGGTGGGGCGTGTGGACCGGCTCCAGGAACCCCTTTTGCGGGAGGGGTGGGATTGTCACAAGGAACAGGGAGCATGACATAAAATGCCTTTAGTATCATCATCTTTATCTGCTCAAATGTATGCAGCGTATCAAAAACAACAAAGTAGAGGAGCCTCTGCTTCACTTGATGAACTTTGTAGTGATTTGGCTACTGCAATAGATACTTATATAAAATCTGGATTAGTTAATACTGTAGAAACAGGAGTTGCTAATGGCGGAATAGGACTTCCTGGAGGCCCAATAGCAGGTGCCGCGGGAGTAGGAACAGGAACAGGTTCAATGTCATAGGAGAAAATATGCCGTTAGTAACATCTTCATTACAATCACAATTGAAAGCCGCTTTTTTAAAGGCGATGAGCTCAAAAACTTCGGATGCACAGGAAGAATTGTGTAAGGATATATCAACGGCAATAGACACATATTTAAAAAGTGGAATGGTAGCAACTGCTGGAACAACATCAGTCAATGGACCAGCATCTATGGCGGCACCGGGAAGCCCTCCAGTTCCAGGACCCTTAGTGGCGGTGCCTGAAACGGGAACGGCTTCAGGTACGATGAGTTAAAAGTTATAAATATATAAAAATCATTAATTAATTTTATAGGAATATGGGAACATTAAACGTAGGTCATAACGCGGAACATGATAAGCGGATTCAGGTATTACAAAATGCCGGTTTTAAAATTCATCAGGACCTAGATATTGCATTTGGCAAACACCCTACAACGGGAGATATTGTAGTTACAAGAGGAGACATTGCCATCAAAAGGTCTATTCGAAATATATTGTTTACTGATTTTGGTGAAAAATTATTTCAGCCGGGATATGGTTCTGGTATTAAATGGCTTCTTTTTGAACCATATAGTCCCATAACTGAACAACGACTTATTAGGATGTGTACTGAAGCCATTAATAATTGGGAACCACGGTGTGATTTGATTCATGTTGGCGCTAAGGCAAATCCAGATCAAAACGGTTATGAAATAAACATAGTTTTTAGAATAACCAGTCAAATAGAACCTATAGAATTTACTACATTTTTAACGCCAACAGCCGAATCTGTATATACTCAAACACACGCGAAACACATAACAGAAGCCGGTACAACTGCTTTTATTTTAGACGAAGCTTAATTGAATTAGGAATACAATGGCAACAACATCAAAATTAGAAGTTTCAGAATTAGATTTTGATTCAATAAAAACAAATTTAAAACTATTTCTACAAGATCAAGATGAATTTACAGATTATGATTTTGAAGGATCTTCCATGTCAGCCTTACTTGATGTTTTGTCATATAATACCCATTATAATGCGTTTTATTTGAATATGATAGCCAATGAAATGTTTTTAGATACGGCTGTATTGAGGAGTTCAGTAGTTCAAAAAGCAAAGGAGCTTGGATATACGCCCGCTTCTAGCAGGGGGTCCACGGCAGTTTTAGACCTCGCTATTACACCTAATGATTCTCCATCCACTATTACTATTGCCAAAAATACAAAATTTAATACATCTATTGAGGGTGTGTCATATACGTTTGTGACTACATCAGCAACAGCAGCTGTTGCCAATAGTGATAATTCTGTAGTAAATGTATATGGTGTAGATATTAAAGAGGGAATTCCTTTATCACACCGTTATACTGTAAATACAGCAAATTCAGAACAGCGGTTTACTATACCAAATGAAGGTGTTGATACATCATCTCTGGCTGTAACAATTCAAATTTCTGATACAAATGATGCACAATATACTTATACTCTAGCAACTGATTTGGCGCAAACGAATGCAACATCTAATGTTTATTGGTTTCATGAAGGTGATGGTGAAAAATATAGTGTAGAATTTGGGGATGGTGTTACAGGAAGATCAGTAGCAAATAATAATATTGTTATTCTTGAATATAATGTGTGTGGTGGTCCTGTGGGTAATAAAGCAAGCTCATTTACTGTGGCAAGTACTGTAGGTGGGTATTCATCAGTTACGATTACAACAAATAGTGTCGCTTCGGGAGGTACAACAAAAGAATCTGTTAGTTCTATTAAGTTTAATGCGCCAAAGTTTTTTGCTGTTCAAAATAGAGCTGTAACAATAAATGATTTTAAAAGAATTCTTTTATCAGAATATACTAATGCTGAAGCGGTTGTGGCTTGGGGAGGAGAAGATAACGATCCTCCAATATATGGAAAAGTTTATTTGGCTCTTAAACCAAAATCGGGGTTTCAAATATCAACTGCTGCCAAGAATGATATTATTGATAATATATTAGCAAAATATTCTGTGGCATCAATTTCACCTCTAATAGTTGATCCTTTATATCTATTTTTGGTGATAACTTCAAATGTGAATTATGATTCTAGATTAACTCAAAAAACAACATCACAAATTGAGTCTAACATTAAAGATGAAGCTGTAGCATTTAGTGCAACCAATCTCGCATCATTTGATGAAAAATTTCGGTTTTCTGCCTTCACTCAAACTATAGATGAAACAGATACTTCAATTAAAGGAAATGAAACTACGATTGAAATGCAAATAAGACTAGCACCAAATACTTCTCTTACAACATCATATACGGTAGATTTTAAAAACCCCATTAGACATCCATTTTCTGGTTATGTTAATGCAATATCAAGTACTACATTTACTCATACGGATGATCAAGGTATTGTACAAACGGATTGTTTTTTTGATGATGTTGATGGCTCCCTTAGAATTGTGAAAAAACCTAATAATGTAAATGTTGTTGTTAAATCTGATGCAGGAACAGTTAATTATAATAATGGTAAAATTGTATTAAATAATTTTGGTCCTACTGCATATGATGGAAGTAATCTTAAAATTACCGTAAAACCTAATAGTAAGGATATAATTCCTGTTAGAGAACAAATAGTATCAATAGAACGAGGCGATGTGACAATACACATGAATGATGACGCTGCTTCGGGCACAAATCCTGCACCTTCAACATATTAAAGAAGATAATTAGATGGCCCAATCACATCTTTCTATAGAAGATAAAGTATCAGTATTAGTAGATAATCAACTTCCTGAATTTGTAAATTCAGAGGGTCCAAAATTTGTAACTTTTTTGAAAAAATATTATGAATTTTTGGAGTCCAATGAATTATCTATTGATACAGTAACTAGGAATGAATCTGGTATATTGTTAGAAACCACTTCTCTTAGTGCGACCTCTACTGGTAGATTTTTGCTTGAAGAACTTACCACTGGCACAGCAACAGATAAGCTTATCAATGAATCAACACGGTCAGATACTATTACATTTTCTTCAGGAGAAACTATTACAGGTTCTTCAAGCGGAGCTACAGCAACCGTAGATGCAAATAAAAATACATTAAGTACAAAAATATATGCATCGGGTATTACTCAAACAGATTTTAGTGTTGGTGAAATAATTACAGGTGATATTAGTTTAGCAACGGCTAATGTAGTTAGTTATAAAAGAAATCCTATATGGGGAACCCAATCTCTTTTAACTTTAATTGATGTTGATGATACTCCTTCCTCGTATCTCGATTATTTCAGGAAAGAATTTCTTGAAGATATTCCCACAGCCGCGCATAGTAATAAACGATTAATACTTAAACACATTACTGATGTTTATCGTACTAAGGGATCCGAGGCTTCGTTTCAATTTTTATTTCGTTCTTTATATTCTATAGACGATTTAGAATTATATTTTCCAAAAAAGGATGTTTTAAAACTTTCTGATGGTGTTTGGGTTCAAGACAAAAGTATTAGAATTGATACTACAGATAGTACTTCTGACTTTGCTAATAGAACATTAACAGGAAATACTTCTGGAGCAACAGCCCAAATTGATAAGGTTCAAACATTCATTTCTGGTGCCACTACAATTACAGAACTTTTTGTTACTGATGTTAGTGGAACATTTGATGTTGCTGAAAAAGTAACTTCATCAACTGCTGAGGGTGCATCTGGAACTGGAACTGCTTTGGGCGTTGTGTCAAGCATAGTCATTAATGATGGTGGAACGGGACATGAAGTAGGAAACGAACTTGTTTTTAGTGGTGGTGATGCAGTTGAACAAGCTGCCGCAAAAATTTCTGCAATTGGTACAGGTAAAATTGGAAGTTTTATATTCAATGATGGTGGTGACGGATATGTTAATGCTACATCTCTAATAATTATCAATACAGGTACAGGTGGTGCCGGCGCCACGGGACGTATTTCTAGTATCCATGTAACAGAGACAATTGATATTAATGATGATGTAGTTGCCGATTTTTCAGAAATTTCTTTAGATGCTTCAATATATGGTTTTTCAGGTAATACACTAGGAAATGCCACACATAATACAATTGGAAATATATTGGGATTTACTGCTACTGAAACAGGTTCCATTAATGCACTTTCAGTTATAACATCAGGTGAGGGATATGAAGCTCTTCCAGCTGTTTCTGTTACTTCAAATAGTGTTTCTGATTTAAAACTACCAGCCGCCCCTCTTTTAAATATTTACAATATTGGTTCTAATTCATTTTTTATAGGAGAAACCATTACAGGGGGTACAAGCGGCGCAACAGGTAATGTAATTTCTGTCAATTCGGGTAATACTCAATTACGTTTTATAAGTAGAGTAAATGCTGGAGCCACAACTCTCACCAAAGCCACATCCACTAACGGAACTTTTACTGCCACAGTTAATGGATTTTATGATTTCGCAAACACAAATGGAAATACATATTTCACAATTAAAGTAGAATCCGCAAATAGTACATTTTCAACATACAGTTATAATATATTTGGTTTTACTGCAAATACTGGAGGACAGGAAGCACAATCTGTTGTAGAATTTGTAACATCTATTCCTATTACACAATCAGTTACCCGTCCAGATCAGGCTTTAGGTAATACAGGGGTGTCAGTGAAATTTGTAGCTAATACTGGTGATTCTGCCGCTGTCGGAGATAAATGGACATTTAATCTCAGGGGATTTGAATTAAATGAATATATTACAAGCTCAAACTCAACATCACAAGCAAGAGCAAAGGTAAATTCCACTTCAAATGTAGTGATTGCCGGAGGTACTAAAGGAGACAATGCAAATGTTGCGGCTGGACAGTTGGCTGCGGGAACCATTAGAGCCCTTGAAATTACAAATCCTGGTTTAGGATATACTTCAGCTCCAACAATCAATATGATTACTTTGGGCGATGGAAACGCCGATCTTACAGCTCAGACTGGAGTTGTTGTATTAGCGGCAGGTTCATTTAAAGATGATAGGGGTCAATTAAGTTCTACTAAAATTGTTCAAGACAGTCTTTATTATCAAGATTATTCGTATGTAATAAGAGCAGAAAATTCTATTGACGATTATAGAAAAACAGTTAGAAAATTATTACATCCTGCGGGACAACATCTTTTTGGAGAAATGCAGGTTCCTCGACAATATTTGTATTTAAATCAGGACTCTCCTCATATTATTATTACTGAAGATAATAATGACATTATCATGGAAGATGGTACTCAAGGAATTCCATTAGGGCGTGGAGCACAATTAGGATCTGATCACTTTTTAATTACAGAAGAATATACAAACCCAACACATAATGTAAATACATTTAAGGTTCAACCAATAAGTAATACATCAGTTAGTGGTGGTGGAGATATTACAGTTCAAGGAGGTAATACTACAATAAATGGTATAACAACACTTTCGGGAACAACAACTGTTAGTAGTAGTACAACTTTAAATGGAGTAAAAACTACAACTGACTTTGTTAATGAATTGGAGGTTGGAGATAAAATTTATGTTTCTAGTGACTCAACTACGTTGGCAAATGTTACTGCGATTACGGACGCTAATACACTTACAACTAATGTTGCTATAGGAGACGGTACTTCTCAGTCCATTTATTTAAGAACCAGTTTTAGTAGTGATTTTTCTGCCAATGATATGATTACTTTTGATGATGAACAAGCATTTGATGTTTCTGATGGAGAATTAAGATTAGATTCAAATATAGCAGGAACAACTTTAGCATCTTCATCAAATTTAATTATTTCGATGCAGGTTACTAATGCAACTGCAAATTTTTCACCCAATAAATCTATTTCACAGGCCTATGATAAATTATTATTCGAATTGATTAGTACATCAAATGTTAGAACATCATTAGATTTCACGGGTACCCGAGGATTTATTGAAGGAGAAACTGTTTATCAAGGTGATTCATTAGCCGATTCTACAGCTAATGCTTCAATTGAATTTTATTCTGATAGTAATAATTTATTATTAGAGGAGTCATCTGGAGGTGATCCAGTACACATGGAATTGGAAGGTTATGTATCTGGTGATATATTACAAATTAGTTCAACAGCAATTGCTCTTGCCGATTATAATGTTACATCGAACAGTTCTATGACCATTTATGGAGAATTTGCTCGATCATTTATAGATAGTACAAATGTTGTTGGAAATGATAGTGGCTCAACACTTTCTCTTTTGAGTCATAAAAATATTAATTTACAAATAGATACATTTTTTCTAGATGATTCTCGATTTACTTTAGAAACAGGAGGATTGATATTAGAAGATAGTAATACAACAATATCAAATTATTTGGTTAATGAAGCAAATAGTGCTTCGGGTAATATAGTTACATTTGATTCAAATGCTCAAACAGTATTGATACATTCTGGTACAGGAACATTTCTTGCTGGAAACACTGTTACTGAAAATGGTACAAGTTATACTGCAAATACTTATTCAGCGACTCCTAATGGCATTATAGGAGTGGCCACAAAATTTGATGAAGAAGTAGAAGTGGGTGATATAGTATCATTTTCATCAGATACTAGTGCAATAGCAGAAGTAATTTCAATTAGTAATAGTACTCTAATGGTAGTTAATGCTAATTCTATGGGAGATGGTACATTAAGTACTATTGATATAGATAGTGAGCCTTTATATTTTATTCTTGAAAGTACTATAAGAGGTAATACATCTGCTAATGGTGTTAATGATGGAGTAAAAATTGTTACTGCGGTGGGTTCAACATTTGATGAAGACTTAACTACTGGTGATATAATTTCACTTTCTAGTAATACATCATTATATGCAAATGTTACGGCTATTACAAATAATACTACATTTACTACAAATGTAGCTCTTGGCACGGGACCTGTTGTTGGAGCCAATCAAACTTTTGTAAGAATAAAAGAACATAGATTAGATTTGGAATCTAGTAATACTACTCTTACATTAAACAAAAAATTCTCAACGGCTAATATATTTTTAAATATTATTGATACTGAAACAGCGAAGTATTCCGTTCCAAATGCGGGCAGATTCCAATTAGAAACGACAAGTGAAACAGAGTATATGCTTTTTGAAGAATTTACAATACTGAATAATCAGGTTGGTAAAAAGAAATCATCTGTATAAAGATTATAAATATCTGTATACTCTTTATATAGCAGAAGGAATTAATGGCAAAAGTTATTTCAACAAATTTTAGAATACATAATGCAGAACAGTTTGTAGAGGCTTTAAGTGAAACATCTGCTACCAATTTATATATGTTTATTGGAGGCCCTGTTGTATGGCCAGATGAAGCAGTTCCACCATCTCCTTCTGATTCTGTAGCTAATACATCATATGCACATTGGCGAGATATGATTTCCGCCAAAAAGTTAGATGGTAGTGATGTATCACATATTATCAAAAGATATAATTGGACAACAAATACAGCTTATACCGCATATACTGATACTAATGCCACTTTATATTCAAATACCTTTTATGTTGTTACAACAAGTGATCATGTATATAAATGTGTACAAAATAATATAAATAGTGGTAATTCAACATCTCAACCAACGGGCACCAGTACAAAAATTATTGAAACTGATGATGGTTATAAATGGAAATATATGTATACCATTTCGCCTGAAGATAAGCTGAAATTTGTGACTACAGATTATATTCCCGTACAAAAAGTGGGTTCTGTGGATGATGGTTCTAATCAATTTAATGTTGAAGATATATCAATAGATGGTGCTATTGATATTATTAATAAAACCGCAAATGGTACTTCATTTTTATTTAATGAAGGAGTTTTAGCGAGTGTGCAAAATACATCAGTTATAACACTCGCAGCTTCCGCAAATACTACTGATGGCATTTATGTAAATTCAACAGTTTATATAACAAACAATGCTTCCCGAGGAGAGCAATCGGTAATTAGTGCATATGATGGAGCACAAAGACGAGCAACCTTAGCAAATGCCTTTTCAGTATTAGCGAATACATCTAGTGGATATCAACTTGCTCCAACGGCAAATGTTAATGGAGATGGTTCAGCGGCAAAGGCGAGATGTGTTGGAAATTCTGGTACACAAGTAACTAAAATTGAAATAACTAAAGTAGGAAGTAGTTATACAACAGCAAATGTTACAGTTTATGGAAATGCTAGTCATGGTTCTGGTGCAACGGGAACTGTTATTATAGGACCTCCGGGAGGACATGGTTCTAATGCTCCCATGGAATTGGGCGGATATTATGTTATAGTAAATGCCAGATTAAGTGGAAATGAAGATAGTAAATTTGCTACAAGTTGTGATTATAGAAAAGTGGGTTTATTACGTGATCCTAAACAATATTCTAACGTAGAAGCGTTTTTCACGGGAGCACAAGCAGATCAAACTTTTACATTAACATTAACAGGGGTAACAGGAACTTTTGGATATCCCCCATCAACGGCAAATGATGAAGTTATCTATCAGGGAGGAACGTTAGGGTCCTCTACAGCAAATGGCACTTTTGTTGATTTTAGAGATGGAAATAAAATCAGGATAACAGACGTTTTAGGAACTTTTGTTGCAAATAGTACAGTTAATACAATTACAGGAAATACTTCCGGCGGGACAGCAACAGTTAGTACAATTGCTACACCAGATATGAAACGATATTCTGGTGAAATTCTTTATATAGAGAATAGAGCAGCAATTACACGGTCAGAAGACCAATTAGAAGATATAAAACTTGTACTAGAGTTTTAATATTGCTGATAATTTAGGAAAAAAACAATGGCTTTAACGACAGATTTTAATGTAACTCCATATTATGATGATTATAGTGAGGATAAGGATTTTTATAGAATTCTATTCCGTCCCGGGTATTCTTTGCAAGCAAGGGAGGTGACCCAGTTACAAACTATTCTACAAAAACAAATTGAACGAAATGGTTCTTATCTTTTTGAAGATGGTCAGAGAGTGACAGGCGCTAATATTACACTTGATACGGATCTTAAATCTGTAAAATTGCAAGATGCTTATGAAGGCACTGATATTACCGCAGATAGTTTCGATGGTCAAATTGTTACGGGAGGCACTTCAAGCGCTAGAGCATATGTAGTAAAAACAGATGAAGCCACTGCCACAGATTATGATACTCTTTATGTACAATATTTGGATGAAAAAGAATTTTCAAATAATGAAATTGTGACAACTGAAGAGGGTACAACATTTCAAGCAAATACAATTACTACATCAGAAATTGCCGATGTAGTGTCTGCGAGTGGAAATACGGCACCTTCTTCTAACGCATCTATTGTGAGTATAGATGCGGGTGTGTATTATATAGGAGGATTTTTTGTCAGAGTAGCGGCACAAACATTAGTTTTAGAAAAATACTCTAAAACACCTTCATATCGTGTGGGACTTGAAATTACCGAATCATTTGTGGATTATAATGATGATAGTTCATTACTTGATACCGCACAGGGCACTGAAAATTATACGGCTCCCGGAGCAAATAGGTATAAAATTGTGGCGGCTCTTGCCAAGAAACAATTAAATCAAACAGATCCAATTGAAAATGCGGCTGACGCAAATTATCTTGAATTATTTCGACTTAATAATGGAATAAAACTTATTACAAATAAGTATCCGGGCACTACAGAATTAGAAAAAACTCTTGCGCGAAGAACGGAAGATGAAAGTGGTGATTATACGATAACTCCTTTTGAAGCAGAAACTACGTATCATAGAATAGGTGGTACTACTAGTATAAGCGGAACAGGAACTATTACTGGTTCTGGTACTACATTTTCTGATGAGTTGACTACAAGCCAAACAGTTTTTGTTTCAAGTAATACAGCGGCTACTACAACAATTTCTGCCATTGCAAATAATACTCAATTTTCTACTGTTGCCACCTTGGGTGACGGTACAATCCAAACAATTGGACGAGAAACCGATTTTTCTATTGGTATTAGTGGAGGTAAAGCATATATCAAAGGTTATGGATATGAAAGCCCTCAAACAGATTATGTAACACTCTCTAAGTCAAGAGACACTTCCAACGTTTTTGGTGAAACAATTACTCTTGATTATGGTCCCTATTTCAAAGTAAGAGATCCCAATGGTTCATTTTTGTGTGATGGGGCAGGTAGTACGGGCCAAGAAGCCAATTGTGAGATTGTTGATTTGCATATGGTAAAATGGCCAGTTGACGCGAATTATGTGTTTAGTAAAAACACCACTCATGCTGTATCCGCTATTGATACTACAAGCGCGGCAACCATAGCCAATACAAAAATTGGAACCGCAAGAGTTAGAAATTTCCAATATTCTGCGGCTGGTGCAAATGCCAAATCTTCATATATTGGTAGATTAGACTTATTTGATATGAGATTCAGTAAAGTAACTGGAACTTGTGGGGCAGCGGTAGCCAATGTTTCAGTAGTAAAACTTGCTACTTCTGGAGCCAGTTCTTTTCCAACTGTTAATTGTTTATATAATTGTACAGTAACAGTTAATACAACTTATTTAGGATCATCAACAAGTGATACGAGAAGAATTACTCGTTGGTTTGGGGCAAATGTAGGAGCAACAGGAGCAATACCATATGGTGTTGACCATGATGCAGATGGAGCAATAGAAGCAGCTAGTTCATATATGGCTTTACTTAATTCACCTCTTTCACAACAAACGCAATCAGATTCTACATATACTGTTCAATTTAGTGCCAAAGATATTGAATCAGCAGTTGTTGTTGCTACCACAAGTATTACATCTGGAATAAATATTGACCCAACAGGTAAGGTTAATAGTGATGAGACAGCAAATACAAAAATATTTAATGTAACAGATTTACATAGGTCTTTATTATTTCCTTTTGAAAAACCAATTCTAAAAACTTTACTT